CGTTGAGGAATCCGCTGAGGAACCCGAGGAAGAGGCCACAGACGCTGTTGTCGTTGAGGAAGTTGTTGAGGAAGTCGCTGAGGATTTCTCTTTGAGATATGAGCTCAGTCATGATGACATTCGTTATGCTCTATATAGTTTGTTGGACGTATATTCTGACAATGGATATTGTACTGCATGGATTATTGAAGTCTATGACAATAAGTTTATTTATCAGGATTACGCGGAGAACAAATTCTATAGACAGGGATATTCCAAGGATGGTGACACAGTATCTTTGAATGATGACAAAGTTGAAGTGTTCAACGAGTGGTTATCTAAGGATGAAAAAGACGCGATTGACGCTTTGAAGGAGAATTATTCTATTCTCGAGGCCCAATACAACGAGCTAAAGGCATTTAAGGATAATTATGACGCAGCAGAACTTAAAGCAAAGAAAGACGCTATTTTTGCAAGAGCAGAGTATTCCGTTCTTGATGGCAACGAGGCATTTGAAGCTCTCAAGAACAATGCGGCAAACTATTCTATTGAAGAGTTGGATGTTAAGGCGGATGTAATTTTTGCCAAGTTCATCAAAGAGAATGGCGAGTTTGCTGCAGTTAAGAACGAAGTTAACAAGACAAATACTGTTAAGTTTAACTTTAACAAAAAAGAAGATAAAAAGAAGAAACATTATGGAAATCTTTTTGATTAAAATTTAAAAAATTTAGGAGGAAACTATTATGGCACAGGATCTTATTAATAAGCACTGGGTCGCAGAAATTTCTAGAGTTTCTGCTGTTTATGGCGATGGTCATATCCTGTCTGGTGAGATGGATAAGGCACGCGACAACGGCGAAATCGTTGCTGTTGTAGATTATAAGGAGGGCGAGTATTACACTGTTGGCGCATTTGCTGGCGATTTTTCTGCTAAGGTAATTGAAATCGTTTACAATATGAACCGCACAATGGTTAGATTCGAACTCCAGGCAGATTGTGATGGTTACTTTGTACACAATCCCGAGACTATGGAGAATGACTTCCTGAAGTCTTACCAGGATGTTGCAAACTATTACAACGCAAAGGGCGCTCGTGCTCGTATGTATCCCATGAAGAAGCACGATGTATTTACTGTATCTGTAGACGCATTTGGCGGCGAGACCCCTGCTATTGGCGCAACCGTTGCTTGGTCTGATGATGCTGGTTATACCGCTGCGTAATGATGTGAAAGGAGGAAATGAATTATGAAGAATCTAATGATGTTTAATACAACTGTTCAGAATGCATTTAATAATGATAATGCAGATCTTGTTTGCTTCAGCGAGCTCCTTCTTGACGCTGCACGCGGCGAGGTAAAGGATTATTCTGCTAAGGAAGCTAATCAGAAGATTGTTGAGAAGTTTAGAGCTGCTCTCGGTATCGAGGCTAACGACAGACCTCAGCATGTTAGACGCGCTATTCGCGCAAATAAAGACCTCGTATTCACTCTGATTGAGGAGACTCTCGAGGAGATGATTATTACTGGCTGGATGGAGAACCCTTTCTTCATGCAGTTTGTTGAGACCAAGAATCTGGCTCTGGGCGACGAGAACGACTTCTATGTTGAGGACGACTCTATCCTGAGCGTTTCTAAGGTTTCTGGTAACCACCACAATATGATTCGTCAGAGACTTGGCGCTGGTCGTCACTTCTCCGTTGCTGGTGAGTGGTTCGGTTTGAAGATCTACGCAGATTTTGAGAGAGTTCTGACTGGCGCAGAGGATTGGGCTGCATTTGTTTCTAAGGTTGCAGACGCTATCAATCGTTATCTATATGATGCTCTGTATGCTGCTCTGAGAGGTGCCAAGGACAATCTGGGTGCAAACTGGGTTAAGTCTGGTGCTATCGATGTTGCTAACAAGGCAACCCTAGTTAAGCTTTGCCAGGATATCTCCATGGCAACTGGTTCCGAGGTCACTATCTTCGGTGCTCGTACTGCTCTGTCTTCTCTGACTGCTATGGCTGATGTAAACTGGGCTCCTGAGACCGTTAAGCAGGAATACTATGCAAATGGTGGCGTTCTTGGCAACTGGGAGGGCTTTGCTGTTGCAGAGATTGGTCAGGGTCTGAAGAGAGGCGCTGGCATCAACAGTGCAACTGTCGACTACATGCTCGATACAGATAGACTGTACATCATTCCTACCAGCCTGGCTAATCGTTTCATCAAGGTCGTCAACTATGGTGAAACTCAGGTTTCTCAGACTACCGACAGAGATACTAACAGAGATATGAGCTATGAATACGAAGTTATGTATCGCATGGGTATTAGCGTTATTCTTAACAGCGTATTTGGTGTTTGGGAAATTGTATAATTAATTTTATTAAAATTATAACAGAAAGGTGGTGTTAACAGTGGAAAAAATATGTGGCATATATTGTATTGAAAATACTAATAATAATAAAAAATATATTGGACAATCTGTTGATATATATAAAAGGTGGAAAGCACATAAAAGCGAGCTAAATCAACATAAACACGTGAATGATTATTTGCAACGTGCATGGGATAAATATGGAGAATCTTACTTTAGATTTTATATTTTAGAGGCGTGCAACATATTTCAACTCGACGAGTTAGAAATAAAATACATTGAACAATTTAATACAACAAACGTTCAGTATGGGTATAATCTAAATGCTGGCGGAAATGGTAATCAGTCTCCAAGTGAATATGTTCGACATAAAATGCGAGAAAACCACGCAGATGTTTCTGGAGAAAACAATCCTAATTATGGGAAACACATGTCTGACGATGTAAAGCAAAAAATGATTGCCAATCGTCATACTCCAAAAGGAAGTGAACATATTAACTACGGCAAGACTTTTTCTGATGATACTAAGTTAAAAATGAGCATAAATCATGCAGATTTTTCTGGTGAAAATCATCCGAGGTGTCGTTCTGTATATTGTCCAGAGCTTGATAGAGAGTTTTGGGGAGCTAAAGAGGTTGAGTTAGAATTAGGTATTGACGCTACATATGTATCCGCTTGTCTAAGAGGCAGGCAGAAATCCGCTGGTAAACACCCCATAACTGGTGAAAAGTTACACTGGGTAGATGCTAAACAAAAAATAGCAGCATCTTAACACGACAAAATGATTTATATGCGGAGAAAAAGGAGAAATTATTATGGCAAATACAAAAAAGTCAGCAGTCGAAACCGATGAAATTATGGAACAGGAGCCAGTAACTGAGGTTGTTACTCCTGCTCCTAAAAAAGTTAACAAGCCTAAGCATGACCCAAGCGAACTTATTCCCTGCAGAAGTGTTCGCTTTGGAGAGCTAAGACTTATTGGTCCAAAGACTCGTATGCCTTATAGTTGGGCGAACGAGGGTGACTTTAGAGATGTTGAGTATCAAGACTTGGTGTCCTGGAAAGCTCTTGGCTCTCGTTATCTGTTCGAACCTATGATTATTATCGAGGACGAGGATTTGAGAGAGGAGTGGAAGTCTGATTTTGGAGAGCTTTATGACTCGTTGCAGCAGGTTGACATTAAGGAGATGTTTAAGTTACCTCACAGAAATTTTGTGGCGCAACTTAAGAAGCTTCCTGACGGTATGAAAGCCACTGTACAGAATATGGCATATTCTATGATTCAGAACGGCACTCTTTACGACCTGAGAACCATTAAGGCTATTGACGAAACTCTCGGTACAGAACTGATTATGATGATTGGCTAATATAGGGGAGGTGTTGCATATGACACTTTACTCTACTTTGTACGAAAAAGCTTTGAGTAAAATCACAGACCCAACCTTGCTGATGCTTCCCGAGGAAGACTTGGAGAATATGTTGCATGGTTGGTTGTCTAGTGCAATCGCAAAACACAGAAAGTGCGAACATGACTTATCCAATAGAGATGAAGAATTAAAGCAATTTAATTTTGATTTGTCCGATGTGGAGACTGAAATTCTCGCTTTGCTGATGGCTCGCGAATGGATTGGCCAGCAACTTTTGAGCGTAACGAATACTTTGCAGGTGTTTAGTGGTAAGGAAACAAATTATTACTCACAGGCTGCGCACTTAAAGGAGCTGCAAGCGCTAGACGACAAACTGCGCTTAGAGGCCCAACAGCTTTCTCGTGATTATACTTACACTAATAACGAATATTTTGATTGAGGTACACTAAGATGAGAAATATATATGAAGATGTACCGTCTAGTCAAATTGAAAAACAAAAGCGCTACTTTTATGGCGCAATAATTAATGTGCTCTACTTGTGGGAGGATAATAGCCCTTTTGTAGACGCAACAATTCAAACTTTGATAAATCAAATTGGCGGCTCAAACCGCCTTTTTGGTTATCAGCCAGAAGTTCTATC